GTTATATTTGGACTCAAGAGACCATTCACTCTTCTCTTTATACGCAATTACTTTGATCTGACTTAATGGTGCAGCATCTTTGATGCTAGATTCTTTAACTATTTCTACTAATCCCCAATCAGATAATAATTTAATTATTCTATTTCTTCTCTGTAAATCATTCTCAGATAGATTTGCTTTCTTACCATCTAAAGCAAATAATTCTTTGAAGTGTACTATGTAATACTGTCCTTTCTTATGAAGGATATGACATGATTGATATAAAGTCCTTTCTTTTCTAGACGCTACACCTATCCTTGTAAGGGTCTCACGAACTTTAAGGAAGTCATCAGGTTCCTTTAAATTCACTTCCACCATTTCATTTCTATTCCACTGAACTTCTTTAAGTTCATTCATGTTACTGACCCCCTGTGTTCAATTTATCTTTAATAAAATTAATTTGTTGTGGAGTGAGTATCTCAAGTGCCTGTTTTGCTTTCTCATAGGAATACCCATAATATTGCTTGACAAGTTCAAGATCATCAATCTTTTGTTTTTTACCCCAAGGTGAAAATCTCTTGCGGCTTCTGACGATATTTATAAAAAAATCATATTGCAAACGATTGTCCAGTGTTGAATGTAAATTCATTTCATTTGCGAACATTACTGTATCCATATGGTGAGACATACATTTATTAATAACGTATGCAGGATATTTCTTTTCCCAACCAGGATCTTCATCTTCTCCCATCAGATACTGTTTGGAATAATTAATTGAATTTAGATAATCCTTAAGAGGATAGTTCGATGTCATAATTTAATAAAAGAAGTTCTTTACGTTCTAGTTGATCTTTCATGTAGTCTCCTACAGATCTCATGGTATATGTATGATTATATTCTTGAGGATTCCAATCAACAAATCTTGATTTTACTAGGTTGGAAGAATTGTAAGATATCATTTGATCCAAATCACATTGATCACATTTTACAGCAAATCTATCATGATCAAATCCTACATGCATTGTTCCTCTCTTTCCATATAAATTTGCTTTGATATCGTATGGAGGATCTAAGTAAACAAATGCAGTAGCATCATCAACTAAAAGTTGTTCGTATGATAAGTTAGTTATATTCCAATCTTTAATTACCATCTTATAGTACTTGAGTTTTTCAATCCCTCTCATAGAAAAGTTTGAATCACTTGCTTGAGGACTAAAAGATGAAGACTCAGTTAAACCACTAAAAGAACATTTGTTTACAACATAAAAAGCAACTCCTGTATGAAAGGGATCACGTTTTGGTTTTGCCAAATACTCTTTGGCATCTTCAAATAAAACTCTTGCAGAACTTCGATCTGGATGTCTTTGTTTTATTTGTTGTAATTCTTTTGTAAGTTTGTCTCCTTGTAATTGAAGTGTTTTCCAAAAACAATATAAGGGTTCATACAAATCATTTACCCAAATATCTAACTGAGGATAAACTTGAGACACATACAGTGCAACAGATCCTCCTCCTAAAAACGGTTCTCTAAATTCTGTATACTCATTCATCTCAGGAAAAAATTGTGCCATCTTTTTAATAGCACGAGACTTACCACCAGGATAACGAAGAGGAGTCTTGAGAGCAGTTTTTGTAACGATCATTGAATAATCGGATACCTTTCATAGTCCTCTGG